CTCTTCCCGCATCCATTCGGCCCCACGATGACCGTCATGCCGTCAGAAAAATCGATCGTAGTCTTATCTGCGAAGGACTTGAAGCCCTGCAGTGTCAATCGGAGTAGTTTCATGAGTTCTCCTTCTTTGCATAATATCGTCCTTATTAGCAGACATACGGTATTTACTGTATCTTTTATGGATAATACTACTATCGGGCTACTACCTCTTCTAATCAAAATCTAATCTTGTAACTTGCTTGAAATCCATCAACTTTGTTGTCTTTGACATTCAGTTGGAAAGACACACCTTTATTGTACCCAAAATTCCTTTGTACTTCAATTGGAACGTACCATTCATTAGACACCCTTCCTATCCCAGTCCCTACTTCCCACTTGTGCTTCTTTTCGTAGTCTTTGAAGATTGGTGTGAGGTCTAGCGTTTGATCGACACGTGCAGTGGTGGGAGTGGAAGTAGTAGAGGATGAAGGAGAAGGAGGGGTGTCTTTTAATGTTTCTTTAATGTACTTATCTTTGACTGGTATCTGAATGTCATTACCATTGATGACTGCATGATAGTGGTTATTCAGAATCAAATCTGGATCAGACGTATTGGTTTTACTTGCTGCTGTTATTTCAGTAGTCAAACAGGGTGAAGTATAGGAATCTGTAGTTGTAGTTGTTTTTGTTGTTCCTTCTTTATACCCTTTATCATATCCATAATGGTAAATCATTGTTGTTGTTACAATAAAGAAAATCATCAGAATAATAACAATAAGGATATTTCTTTTATTTACATCATTAAAATCAATCACTTTAGAATCACCTATTTTCATTCTCAATACTGTAATAAAGGATGTAGACCTTCGGTGTGTCACATTGAAAGGTCTAATAGTTTACACACATAGTGATTCACATGCTATACCTAGTGTAGGAAACATATATCTCTTATTTCATAGAGTTCCAAGTTACAGAAACAAGAGATACATGTATATAATATAGATTCCCTCAGTCTCCCTTTCTACGTGCCACAATTAGAACTTTGTATATATGTGCCACAATTAGGTATTCTTTAGGTCTTTCCTAAACTAGAGTTGTCTTTTATACGAAACTTTCTCCGATGTGTTTAGATCCTTTAACATTGCCAGTTTCACCTTACTATAGTTCTCTCTACCAACAGGTCTAGGGTTTGTCTGATTCAGTTCTGGAATATAGAAGATACCTCTGTCTGGGTCATCCCATTGTTCAAGTAACTCATCCAGTTGTTCGTCCATCCCTGTTTGATAATCCCTATCCATAGAATTAGCAAAGAACTCTACAGCCATAGTGACAGCATCCAGTCTATCATCATGAGCAAGTGCCCCTCTTTCATTGGTGAGCCGTGTCATTTGATAGATTAAAGAATAGTTAGGACTAGATTCATACGTCTTATAGTCAGCAGTGATTACCCCTTTATTGACAATGAGCTTGTGTCTCATCATAACAGGTTCAAGGGTGTCTATAATACGCTGTTCCTTCTGTGCCTTACTTCTGATTTCTTCCAAAGCACATGGATAGATTCTGGTAAAGATAGGAGCAAGAAGTTTGCCAAACATACCATCACCAAAGTTAGATTCATAGACAACTGTGTTGACCTTCCAGAACTTAGCTTTGTTAGCCAGTGTCTCCAATGTGTTATCGCTGTAACCAGAGGTATAACCACCACTTTCCATCAAGAACAAATAGCCATTAAGGTATTTGATGATTGCATATGCTGTTTCATCCTTACCACGTCCAGATGGGTCAATAGCCATAACTGTTCCAGTGTATTCAGCTGTTTCTGGGGACTGCAAGAGAGGAGAATAGAAGTAGTCACCTTTAAGAGCAACAGACGCAATGTCTTTCCATCTCTTTGTAGGATCAGCAGTCCAAGACCATTTTAGACTAGCTTCATTCATGTCCAAATCCGCTACAATCAAGTCCTGGACTTTAAGTGGATACTTCTCTGCATCAGATAGATTCGTACTGAGCATGAACTGAAGAGCAAACCCAGCCTTACCATAAGACAGTTTACGCTTCTCAATTTCCTCTAGATTGAATCTATCAGGGTCTGTAGGTATGCACTTATCAGCATAAAACTCTGGGTCTGTATCATAAGAATCTGCGATAAAGGGGGCTAAATCATCCCCATATGCCTCTCTTTCTTCTGTAGATGCTGGATATAAGACAGGCCAGATGCATCTGCTATAACCACGTTTAGTTAATTCATTATAGAGACTCATTTCATTCTGAGGAGTTCCCAAATAAATGATTTTACCACCAGGTTTTAAGATTGCATCAAATTCCTTTACAGCCTCTCCTAGTTTATCCCTCTGTATCTGAGTGCCTGAATTTTTAGGTACTTCTACGTCATCAGCAATCAGAATGTCTGCACGAGAACCTGTAATCTGCCCTGTGATCCCTACAGACTTTACAGAAGGAGAAATATCAGGAACAGCAGGGCCGACATCAAATAGATTCTGGGTATCTCGCTGTCCTCGCTGTGTCTGTAAATGCTGCAAGAAAGGTATCAAGTAAATAATACGTTTAATAAAAATAGCATTCGCATCTGCTCTATGTTTAGATGCAGATACAACTAATACCTTTAATTGAGGGTCTTTCCAAAGCATCCAAACTGTGTAAGCACAAGTCAAAAAAGACTTTGCTACCCCACGGAAGCCCTCAACGATACTTCGGTCTGTAGGGGTGTTCATAAGGTACTTTGCAATATCATATTGGATAGGTGTAGGGTCTGGAAGACTAATAGATTTCCAGACAATGAACACAAAGATACGAAAGTCCTCATGCGCCCTTTTAATTTGATCTTCTGTCCAGCATGCTTCTGTAAAATCAGTTAAGTCGATCAATATCTACACCGTCTTTCACATCATCAAAAATGGGGATGCGCTGACGCTCAATCTGCTTCTGTATGTCTGCAACACCCTTAGTGCGAGGGGAGACAATCAAATCATTATCTTTCAAGAATTTTCTTACACGGTCAAGGAAACGTGGGTCTTTCCGCATTTCTGGGTCAGCAAGCCCTTCACGAATCGCTTGTACTTCACCCTGTGCAATTTCATCCAAAAGTGCAGGATCAATTTCAAACATCTTCATCACCCCATCCATCATATCTATCAAGATCATTTGCTCTAATCGTAGACAGCACCTTGTCTGCATAGTCAGGGTCAGTGGCATAAATCGGTGCAAGAGTGCGTACAAAGTCTTCTACAGACCAAGTACTTTCCCATGCTTCTACAACTTCAGCATATTTGTAGTCTTCAGTAATAAGGATACACCAGTCTCTAATGGCTTCTTCCAGTGTTTCATAAGACTGGAATTTATCATAGATAGTTACATAGTGCCCATTTTCATATTCAGTAGTCTGCTGTCGTACATAATTTCCCCAGCCATTCCATTTACGTCCAAAGTAGTTATACTGTCCAATGCAGTACCTGCCCCAACCACTTTCAAGAATAGCCTGTGCAATGCACACAGATGCAGGAAGATTATATTCTGCACAGACATCACCAGCAGTATTTCCAATCATTTCAATAAATTCATCTGGGGTCATATGGGAATCTCCTTCCATTTTCTTTCTTTACTTCATCAGGCACTCCATCCTTATCTGCATCATAAAGCCACCTGCTAAGCAAAGTTACAGTGGCTGTCATCCCAATCACGACAATAATGAACTGTCTAAATTCTGAGATATTAGGGTGTCCTGTCATAATCCATTCATATGCTGTCATTGTCAAATAAATAAAAAGACAAAGAATTAAAAAATTGACATTGAACTTAATCAATGTCATGGATTCTTTGTCTCGTCTCTTTGGTTTGAATGTAGACAACACTTTGATTAGTTTTGATTTAATTTGTCCCACATATCCTCCATACGTGCAATACGATCATTGTTAATACGATGTGCCATTTCCATAGCTGTCATCCTAGCATCTAATGCACGCCTGTCTGCTGCACTCATTTCTACTTCTCTTTTCAGTTCAGATAAAACCTTAGTGTTCATGTCAATCGTCTTCTGAATAGGGCGGATTACAAGATAATTGAACCCACTACTAACCAATGTTGCGATGGTCAGAACAGAAACGATACTGTCTAAGAAGTTCATGCTTCCCTCACATAAAAAAAAACAGCACCGATCTAGTGCTGTGCAAAATCATAATAAGTTGAATAATAAAAGAAATATACCTACTATGGGAGAAACAACGAAAGAGAGAAATACAAAAACAATCATACATGCTCCTGCATATGATACGTCTCCTTTTTCTTCTACAATAGCAGCAGCAATTAAGAAAGCAATAACAGCTAATGTTGCAATCATATTTATCCCTTCTTTCTGCCTATAGTATAACATGTTTAATATAAATATAATAGGGGTGCCAAAAGACACCCCCACCATATTTAACTTACCGACTAACTTATTACTAAGTAGTAGGTGTAGTTGTACCTGTAGATGCCAAAGGATTTGGAACTACGAAAGCAGGAACAGGAGCAGGGCGAAGTCTCTGAACAAGATCCGCAGTCTGTGCCGTCTGTCCGTTAAGGATATTCGCTGCCATGAGCTGTCTATCCCTTTCTTCCAGTTTAGCCTTCAGTTCTGCCATCTGGTATGCAGAGAACATTGCTCTGGTTTTCTCTCCATCCTCTTTGATAGCTTCTACGATGCTGCAAGTGTTCCTATACCCTTCTGTACGTACTGCATCAATGTTTCTGTTCGTCTCACAGCAGCACATCTGAGATGCCTGCTGGTTCTGAGCGAGCTGCTGCATAAGACCAAAGTTGCCCTGCATGACAGTCTTCTCCAGACCATTGATACCATTCGTGAGAGCATAGGTGCTATTAGACTGCCCATAGGTCAGCCCACGCATCTGAGACATTTCATTAGAGTAATCAAACCCTCTCTGAATGTCTGCCTGAGTTGCAGTATTCCCTTTGTTACCAAAGAGATTACCACCACCACCGAGTAATACGAATAAAACGACTACCCACAACCATTCACTACCACCGAAACCTGCGCCTGTCTTTTCATTCAGATTGAATACAGGCTGCACACCACTCATACCGTTCTCCATAGAATCACCATTCATTTCGTAAAAATAATAAGAGAACTGTATATATCAACTCTGCCGTACGCTCAGAGCTGAATACCAAACATAGCAAATTTCTGCTTTATATCGGAAATAAGAGGAGCGAGCTGTGTCTGAGGAATACCCTGTGTAGAAATCATGTTCATGACAATCTGCTGCCTTTCCGCTGGTGTCTTCCCCTGCATCATAGCCATTGCCCTCTGGAAGCGTGGATCACTACCTATCAATGACATGAGCGCTGTTTCAATGTTAGTGTTCATGATTAGTCTCCTTTGCTTTTAGCAATCAATGTATCTACTTTTTCTTCAAGTGTCTTTAACCTTTCATTCAAACTTTCTTCCTGTCCTTTTGCTTTGTCGTATACTTCAATAACTGGAAGACCACTGAGATCAATGTATTTCACATAGACCTTATTTTCTTTTTTAGAAATAAAGAAAGTGAGAGAGCCACAAGGGTCTACTCTAGCTCTTCTCACTTCATCTACACTATTTACTTCACCACCATAGCTGTTGATAGCTGGTGGTGCTGGTGGGTAGTCAAACATGATAATCACCTTTCCTCTCTCACTTTAATTAAGTAGGGCAAAATGCCATCCAAAAGAAGCTGACATTTTTTGCTGTATTATTTCCATTATTACTATAGTGTAGCCTAAATCCATTTGCAGTAACACTCTCTACACTCAGCTGAACTCCTTCCCAAGAAGAATACAGTCCATATAGCGTAAGCTGCACATTAACACTTGTATTGGGAGCAGAGGTTGAAAATGAAATATAATGAGTATTATAATCACCGGGGTCTATATTTCCTATAAACTCTTGCCCCTGTTTAATCCATATTTTGTTACTCTCTGTGTTACTCTCTAATGCAGTCACACGAGTGTTTAGAGAGCTAACATCAGTTTTAAGAGCATACTGACTCAAATCAATATTACTGATCTTATTGTCTACTTCTGTTCTAGTGTAAGTTTCTGTCTTCGTATAGTAGCTAGAAGGATCAAACTTAGCAGCATCAATAGCACTCTGAGCTGCTGCCTTTGCACTATTAGCTGCATTTGTCTCACTGATTTTTGCATTAGAAGCACTTGTGGCTGCATTAGAAGCCGAAGAAGCAGCCGTAGAAGCAGACGAGGCAGCAGCAGATGCTTTTGAACCCGCAGTTTCAGCCCACAACCTAGCAGACGTGCTTCCCTGTGGAGCTTGTCCTATTGGTGCTTCTGCATATGCCCTAGCTTGATTTGCATAGTAAGATGAGGTTTCTGCACTAGACTGAGCAGTACTTGCAGAGGATGCTGCACTGCCAGCAGATACCTTAGCCTCTTCTGCCCAAGTCTTAGATGATTTACTCCCAGTAGCCCCATCTGGACTAGAAGTAGACACAGCCCACTTTTTAGCAAGATCTGCACTATTGTTAGCTTCAGTAGCTTTAGTAGTAGTAGTGTCTTTCAAAGTGGTCATAGTGCTGACATAGGAATTACCAGTAGTCACCAAACGAGTGTTCTGGGTATCTCCTGTAGTGGTCAGTCGGGTATTTTGATTATCTCCTGTAGCAGTCAAACGAGCATTCTGAGCATCCCCAGTAGCTATAATAGAAGCGTTCTGAGCTGCTCCTGTGTTTTTAAGCTGATTTAATAGACTGTCCTGATTAGCTTTGATGTATCTAAGAGTTACAACATCTCCATCCTCAATAGGATCAAGAGCATTGATAATTCTTTTATACTGCCCATCCCAGCAATTAGGGGTATCATACGCAGTAGACATACCAGAATCAAAGACCTTATCCGCTGTTTCTTCAGCAAGATGCAAGAGTTGCACTTCCTGTAAAGACAAGTCTGCACTTCTAAGTACAGAAGCATCCTGCCATTCTACCAGAGGAGCAGTAGTTGTCTCACGATAAATCTTAACAGAATGCTCAAGTGGAATCCCTTTTACAAGTCGTACCTGTTTGTCTTCTACCGTATAATCCACACCCATAGTAAGTTCTGTAATATTGGTATAAATATCTTCTACCTTTACAAACTTCTTCCGTAAATAATCAAAAGGGAATGCATAGACAAGCTGACTAGCATTCCCTTCATACATTACAGAAGCCTTTCTTTCTTTAGCCAAAGTTAAGCTCCTTTACTATTTAACATTCATGATTGAAGAAATATCAGAATTTGCATTGCGATTGTTCCCAGAATCAGCACCAATCTTATAGCGGTTCTTTCGTTCACGTTGCTTCTTCTCCTTATTCATCTCTTTCCGTTTCTTTACACCGCTTGCATCTCTAATTTCAGATGCAAGGAGTGTCATTCCCCAGAATCCATTAAAGGGCACAACCTTCAGAATATTTGCCATGTCTTCCTGCGACATTCCATCACCAACTGTAGAATTGTAGATACTATCCCCAAACCCCATGATTGGATTGATAGTAGAAGATACAGCTGGCATCTGATTTACTGCACGCCCTACAATAGAACCTGCTTTCATATCTTTCCCTGTCCCTGAGGTCTTAGAAGAGTTATCTACTGTAGTACGCATCATAGGCGTACCAGTCAGAATCTCATAGATGTCTGAACCAAAGGAAGGGATAGAGCCAGTGATAGCCCCACGCGAGAAAGCAGCCCATGCAAGTCTACCTGGTGTCAACTGTTTAGCAATGTACTCTTTTCTTCCTTCTGGATCATTAGGGTATTTCACCACCGCTCTAAGATACACCAAGCCCATATAAGACATGCAGTTCGTTCCCATTGAAGCTAGTGCAGCCAGTGCATCATCCATCTGACGAGAAGACAACGCTCGGAGTGTCTGGTCATTAACAGCACGAAGAGAATAATCTTTGAACTGAAACAACAGCTTAGTAAACCAGTTCTTTTCCTTCAAGAGAGGAGTATTCCCGATAGACATCTGCTGAATGCCACGTCTGCTGTAGTTCTCAAGCAGATTTCTAAATTCAAAGAAAGTCTGATGGTCTTCTTTTCTCCATTTGTCAAAGACATCTGGATCAAATTTGCCACTATCAAGATATTTTTTGGTGTGTGCTTTCAGTTTGTCTACATCCTGTACATGTGCTGCATCCAATAAATATTTGCTGAATGGATCACGAGTACTAGAAATCTTCTCTCCTCTAGCCCATTTGATAGCGTCAATGAAGCCACTTTCCCTAGTTTGTCTAATCATCCAGTCGGTCAGTTTAGGAAGCTGATTTAGAGTAGATGTAACATTGGAGAATATCTTCATTGTCTCCTGTGCCTTATCAAGTCTCTTTCCCCAGACATTAGAATAACCAAGGGCGTCTCTAAAAGACCGTGCTTCATAATCAGAGTTCCTATCCCAGAATCTAGTATTCAGCTCTCTTCCATATAATCTTGCCTGTGCTTCTTTTGCAAAATCTTCCAGTTCTTTTTCAGATGCAGAGAGCATAGCACGTCTCATCTGTCTAAGGATTGGAATGGACTTATACAAAACACGAGTTCCTGCGTATGCCATTGCAGAACCAAATTCACCAAGCTGTGCCATGAACATCTGTCCACCAACATCTGCATAGGATTTAGTTCTGAACAATTCAGAGAAAGCATCCCAGAGAGTTTTAGGCTTTGTGTCTACATGTGTAGAGAGCAAGCGAGACATCCCTTCTACCAAGGCGTCTTTCTGCTCTTTTGCTGCTGACTTAGTAATCTTTCCTGCTTTAATTCCTAATTCAAGCTGTTTTGCCACATCATCAAGAACGCCTGTTTGTCTCCAATTTCCGATGGAATCAAAGACAGCCACTTCACCACAGACACGATCAATATAGGAATTGATAATTCTGTCTGTATTCACATCGCGAAGATGAGAATCAAATGAGAAATCAAGCGTTGTCCCTGCTTTGTTTGCAATAGGCATGCGTACTGTCGTATCCATAGGAAGTCGAGATTTCAAGAACTGGGGAATACTTACACCATATTTACCGCCAGAGAAGCATGTCTCACTGGCGTTCTGGTCAATAACACCCCTCGCCCAAGCCTTACACCTCTTATCAATCTCTTCCTCAACCATAGCCTTCGTAACCTTTTCAAGCTGCGGTTCTTCTGGAATAGTAGAAGTGTCTAGTTCCAGCTGCTTTCCTACTGTCTTTTGATAGCCAGCATCTTTAAGAGCTTTACCCTGTTTAGACCATTTATTTGTCTCATTAAATTCTGGTTTAGGAACACGCCCACTAAACATTTTGTCTTCCCATTCTTTGTGAGCTTTGAGGTATCGTCTTTTTGCATCTGCTTCCATCTGCTTTCTGACAACATCTCTCTTACATGCCATTTGAGCATATTCGTACATCTTTTTCATGCATGTCTCAGTGTCACCATCCATAAAGTCCACAAGGCGTGTCAGCATCTCATTGTCTACTTTACGAGTAAATTCAAGATCAAGTGGCTTCCAGTCTTTATCAATATAACTACCGTAACCACCACCACCATGAAACTGCGAATCTTCCTGCATCATGGTGAGACACCCTTCTCTGATCTTCTTGATTGTTTCTGCTGCTTTGATGACCTCTGGCTCCCAAACCATTTCATTCGGAGACAACCCAGCTTTGTTTCCTGCATACTGAGCATTAAAGCACTGCTGTACCTGTCTATCAAATTCCAGTCTATACTGCCCCTGAAATTTATAGAATTTATTTTTCTGCAACCAAGCATTTCTAGCATCATAATAATCATTTAGCATTGGTTTTACCCGTTGCTGTAAATATTGTTTGATACGTTCCCCTACAACAGGGTTAGCTCGTGCTGCAATTCTTCCTCTTGTTGGTTCAAAGAGAAAGTCGTTCAAGCTACGAACTGCAAGAAGTCTTGAATGACCAAGTACGCCATAGATTGTCTTAAACAGCCCACCTGCTTCCAAATGTTTCCCCAGTCGTGTAGGGAACCAGTGAGGTAATGAACGATGCATCCAGTCATCCACTTCTTTCTGCTCGTTATCCCACACCATTTCAGCATGGAAGTTGACAGGGCTATCCTTATCAAAAGCAGTGTCGTAAATGTACGCTGTACCATCTGGGGATACCTTGATAGGGGTGTCTCTATACTTCTGTTCATACGCAGAAGCCTTTACCCACTTCAAGAGTGTCGCATCTTTGGGCTTTTTCGTCTTAATACCACGTAACGCATAGATATTTGCTCTAGCGAGACTTAAAACTTTGCGTACTGTATAGTTGTGTAAATCCCAATTCTTATCTTCCAAAAGGTCATAGATACTGGTACGACTGTTTACATTTACCTTCTTATCTCTAAGAATCTCCTTGTAAGCCGAACCAATAACATCTCGTAACCCTGTTGTCTGTGTATGCATATCTCTAACTACATCCGCAAGGGCACGTTTAGATGCTACTCTGTCTCCGATAATGACATACTGTCCTGTACCAGGAACTGTGAAAGCTGTTTGTCTATTAGTAATCTTGATACCGTGTTTAGTCGCAAAAGCTGTTGCCTGATTGCTAGACAGAATAAAGCATCCTTTACCAACATCATTCAGCCCCATCTCTTTCATTTCCTTGACTTTGAGTTTCAGTCTACGTCTCATGGTGTCAATAGGTTTTGCTGCTTTTGCTTTGATACCTGAAGAAGGTACTGTCTCTTCCGTCACCTTGCCAGTCAGTTTCAGATTGTCTTTCTTGACTTTGTTCTCTTTTGCTTCTTTACCAGACAGCTTCACATCTTCCAGTTCCGTAGATTCACTGATCTGTTTCAGTTCAGTATTGACACGCTTCTTTAGGGTGTCTGTCGATTGCATACCAAAAGCACCAGTAAGCATGTTGTCTTCACTACGGTTCAAGTGCCCATATACTTTTTGAAGAGTTTTAGATTTAGGTAATACTCCCTTAACAGTACGCATCGCATCAAACGCATTGCCAAGGATTGCTGCCTGTACCATGTACTGTGCATAGTTTGCTTCAAATCCCCCATACTTGTTAGACAACGCTCTGTCTAACCCCATCATAGATGCACCTGTAGCTGCATTAGCTGCCATTCGTGCTACCTTAGATTTAGCAAACATAGAGAGTTTGTCTGCATTAGTACCAAACATTCTTGCAAGCTGTCCTACCATAGTATCAGCAGTAACGCCACCAAGATACTTAGCACCGATACCGCCTGCCACGGATTTGATACCTTTTGCAATAAGCGCCCCTTCGCTAAGTCCTGTAGCCATGAGAGCAAGGTTCACTGGTTCAAGCATCCCACCAGCTAAAGAACCTGCAATGCCAGCGATGTTATAGCCCTGCATCTGCTCATCCTGTGCTAGACGTACTGCCCGATCATAATCCTGTTTCTTCATGGCAGCCAACATAAACAGGTGGTCTTGCGAATATGAATTAGTCAGTACAAAGTTCTGGGCAGTAGGGTCATTAGGCATCAGCTTCTTTACATAGTCAATTTCCTCATCACTGGGCGTATAAGGGGTACTAAACCCAGGTATAGACACACTTCCTCTGACAGCTGGGTTAATCCATGACCAAAGATAACGAAGAGAAGACGTGACACCACTATCAAGAATTGCATCATCAGCAGCATCCACAAATCTGGAAATGGGGTCACGTTCTTCAACAGGAGCAGGAGCATCTGGAATATATTCATGACCATACCTAGAATGCCCCTGTCTGTCTACAGGAATAGAGCCAACAGCAGTGATAGGAGAATATTCTTCACCAAGCATGGCTGCTGCATATGATGCTACTTCACGTCCATAATCTCCTATTGTCTTGCCATTAGCATCTGCTAACCCTTCATTATCTATATTTCCTTCGCCACCAAGCCATGCTCTAGCTGCATGCTCCATATCATACCTAGACAGTAAATCCTCAGCCCAATATGCAGCCACGGCATCCTGTGTTTCTGGACTCCAATCTAATGAGCCGTCCTCATTGAGCAATCCTGCTTTTTCAGAAAGTTCCTGATAAGTAGAAGGAAGAAACTGGTATCGTCCATACGCTCTCTGACCATCTTTATTTACAACGCCCTCAGCATAATAGGAATCTTCTCTGCTGTACGCCCCAGATTCAACACTTGCAATCCCTTCAAGGAACGCATGTAAATTATCCATCATTACTCCTTTCTTTTAATCCTCTGGCATAGCCGTTGAATTATACTCAGATGTCATTTCTCTTTCTGCACTTAAATTATCTGTAATTCACTACACTATAAACTTCTGTTGGGTTATCTTCCACTTCATCATCAGTAATCCAGTGGTGTCTTTCTTCATACTGTTCCTGCTCTTCTGCTACAAGGTTATCCATTTCAGACACACCTGTATCTGGGTCTGGGGTAAGAAGTTCATTCACATAAGCAGAAAATTCATCTGGAGAGAAATACTGCTGTTCCTGCGTGCTGCTGTTCATGAATCCAAGAACATTAGTAGATGGATCATAGACAACATTCACGCTGTCTGTGCCCCCCAAAGTATCAATTAGGTGCGTGATTGCCTGACGTGCAGATCTTCCCTTATTTACATAGTCTTCCTGATCTACCCCTGTAAAGAAATCCTTAGGAACGATACAGTCTATCCCTCTTTCATGATAATCAAAGTATTGCCCTCTAATCTGGTCAGATGCCTGTTTTACTGCTTCGTCTCCGTCCATACCATTGTAGATATAGACTTTTGCCAGATTTCTGATTTTTCCACGAAGGCTAGGATCATTGATACCATAGACACCATTGAAGATAAGTGAGCCATCTGCATTTGTTCCCATCGTCTCTATCTGCATTGCTGTGTTGTCTGCATTAGCCATGGCATCATTAAGGCGTGTCTCCATAATGTCTTTTGTGTCTTCGTTATGCTCCTGCTGATACACATTTCCATAGAGCTGCATTGCCTTCTTCAACCCATCAAATCCCTCTTCAGAATGATAGGAAATCCCATCTTCTACCTGTGACAAGGAAGACAAGGCTGAAATGTCACGTAAAGTGCTACTATTGAATACAGAACCTGCCAGTGCTGGGTTTGCATGATAGATATCAAGAGCCGTCTGAATATTCTGCAATGCTGGGGTATTGTACGTTGCTGTATCCCAATCAATATTCATAGCATCCATAAGAGAAGAGTTGACAGCAAAATTCAAACTATTCTTAAATGCTTTCATCTGAGGAGCAGTAAGAAGTTTTCCTTCCTGTCTAACACATTCATTTAGATCAATTTCTCCATTAGAAAATGAAGAGAGAATCCCTTTCAATAGTGTCTGACCTGCCCCAATGACTTCCTGCTCTGTCAGTGCTTTCTTAGACACACTTCCATCTGCGTTCTGCACACTCTTCTGTAATGGCGCAGTGATAGGAGAACCACCACCATAAGAATTGCCTTTACATAAAGCACTAAACCACTGAGAAATGTTCTGCTGTGTTGCACTATCAAGCACTACTGCTGCTGCCTTTCCTACAGCTCCAGAACGTCCAGAAGATCTTACTCTGCTCTGATATTCAATCTCTCTCTGCTTATCTCCACGCATAGAGTTGAACATCCCCTTCTGTGCCATGACAGCAGCAATATGGGGATTGTCTTTCTTAATCTGCTCTACCTTTTTGTCAAACTCATCCAGAGATGTACATTTCTGTAGACCATCAACAATATCTGCCATGTACTTTTCTCTAAGGGCACCGTCCATAGCAATTCCAGAACCATGGAAATCTTCATAAGGCAGAAGTTCTTTCAGCTTCCACTCTTTTCCATTCACGTCTGTATAGACACTCGCTTCAAAGATTTTGTCTAAATCCTTACCGCCATTGTTCGCAATACGTTCATCAATAGCCTTAGACAACATGGGAAGCATAGCATAGAAAGAACCCCCAGCATTTTCATAATCAGTACATGCCTGTTTGAGTTCTTCTACCTGTGTCTCAATAGGGGTCTGAGAAACATGTTCTGCACTTCCAATGTCTGACAGTTTGGCAGTAAAAGAAGCAGAGCGAATCGCTTCTCTATTCTTCCCTGCTTCTGCCATCTGTCTATTGATATTGTTCTGGGTGTAGGTGTCCATATTTTCATAGAACCCAAGAGCAAAGAACTTAGAATCTCCATTATGCTGAAAACTGGAAATAGGTTTGATACTTCCCAGAGCAGAGGCACTGTTAGGAGCAGAATCCCCTGTGACCTGTGCGTCTTCATTTGCCTTTTCCCAGTCTTCCCCAATGTTATATTCACGTCTATGCGCTTCTACAAAGTTCAGCCATCGTGCATTTTCTTCCCCTGCTGTCTGACATTCACCCTCTTTGGCTACAACGTCCTGATCGTATCTGTTGCGAATATCACGAATTGCATTTTCACCACGATATTTATCTAGGGCAGCCATAGTATAGGGATTGTCTAACAACTCTTTGTGATTAGAGTTAGCAAGCATCTGCTGAGAAGAAGTCAGAATCTTTCCTGCATTGTTCGGGTCATTCTTAATCACTTCTGCCATGAATTTGCCATACTTTTCATCTCTAGCATCCTGTTGTGACATGTGACTAAGGATAATATCTCCCAGCACCCCAAGTGCTTTTGCAAGACTTGCTGCTTTAGATCCTGCACCTGCTGTCGTACTTCCAGAAGGAACAATAAGCTGCTTCTGGTATGTATCTCGTACCTGAGGTGCAAACTGTCTCTGTGTACCTACGGCATTCGCTACATTTGTTGCCATTACTTCTGTCCCCCTGTCTTACGATTTATTTTTACATTCTGATATGCATCATATGCCTGTAGTCCTACTCCCATCAAAGACAGGATGTCTGCCTTCTTATTCGGTTTAGCAGCTTCCTTATAAGATGCAACAGTTCGCTGCGTAGACTTCAATGTAGTCAGTTTGTTCAAATCAATCTCATTGCTCTTTCGTAAATAGTTATCCTGAATAGAAGCTATATTTCTAGCAGTATCTCCGACTGTACTCCGCATGATCTGGTCAGCTGTTCTACCACCGCCAGCCATGTCTTCATTTACTGCTGCCTGTACCTGTGAATTAAGCTGTAATGCATTCTGCTGAGTTTTCATAATAGAAGTAACAGCTTCATCATATGCATCCTGTCTTTCCTGCTCATAGTTCACCAGACTGCCATTCATCTGATAAATAGCATCATTTGCTTGCGCCTGATATGCCAGTGCATTAGCTTTATTCTGTTGCCTAATCTGCAAGCCTTTCAAACCCACCACTGCAGCAGCCATTCCTGCAAATCCACACATTACTTACTTTCATCTCCTTTTAACTCAAAAACAGAAAAATCATCATCTAGCTTTGTCCATGTAGCACCAAGCCAATCCAGATATTCTACATGCGTTGTGTTCTTTGTCCAAACTACGTTTGTTAAGACACCATATGCTTTCAAAAGTCTAGGCAGTAATTGCTTTGAGAATCGTAAGAAGCTGAGTTTGTGCCTAGCATACTCAGAGGTAAAGCAGAGCCAAATCACGCCTTTTCCTCTATATTTGTACAGACCGCCAATCCCAACTGCCTTGTCTTTGTATGTAATCTTGTAAACTGGATGTTCATAATGTACTACGAGATCAACAATGCACATATCATACGAAGCACGATTGCTACTCATCATGATTTCTTTCTTGTCTTCTCTACGTAGTGCATTACAAATATCCCAGATTTCTTTTGTTCCAATCGCTTTTATATTCCAATCAGAATTACACTCTAGTAGCTCTTTTATAGTAAACACCTTCCCAACCTGCACCAATCAATGCTACAGGCATAGGAAGTTCTGTTTCTATACTGATAGAGCAATTAGAACTCAAAGACTGTACAGGGAACTTAAACTGTCCTGTCTCTAATGCTGTAAGTCCAATTTTATTTCTACCAGAACCTAAAAGCCGTGCAGTCATTACATATTCATACGTTTCTTTGTCAAAACATTCAACAATGGCTTTGATATATCCGCAATTCTCATAGTTCACCCAGAAATTCCTAAGCTGCAATCTTCCTTCTGTGTATGCAGTAACACCATTGTCATCCTGTTTACGAATCATAACCTCAGAGAACTTTGCCTTGAATTTATACAGTTCTCCTTCAATGAAACGACTGCCTACCCAGTTTCCTTGTAGCCAGACATACCTTCCATCTTCCATTTCTTCTGGTGTCCATTTTCGGAAAAAGCCTTTGCTGTCTACCAGTCCGTAAGACACACCTGCTTTCAGAGTGTCTCCATACATGGTTTTCATATCTACCTTAGTCCGTCCTTCAATATCATCATAAGCATCTGAAGTAATGGCAGGTAAAACAACCTTTCTATCCATAAAGACACGATATGGTTCATACTCTTCATAGTCCTTCGTGTTATAAGTAAAGGAGACACTTTCAAGAGTAATCATCCCTTGTCTATCAAACACAAGGTACAATGTAGAATTGATAAATCCACCACCAAGAATGCGGGCACCATTGAACTCCCAGTAAGACCAAGAGGACTGTAATCTGCTGTTATCTACAAACAAATATTTGTAAATGTATACTTTTGATTCAGCACCAATAGTAAAGAACCCTAAAACATTCTCTGTATTGGAAGACACAATTTTATACACACCATTCGGAATAAAAGAAGGCACATGGGACGTTACATCCTGTGCGTCTTTCAAATTGGTGGTGTCTTCAATCGTGAAATATTCTTTGATCGTAGTAAACTCTGCACGTTCTGTAGGAAAATAGACACGTCTTCCTGCTCCTACTGGACGCACATATGGATTGCAAGTAAACTCTGTGACTTCTGTGATAGAGCAATTCTTAGGAGACAATACGCCATCGGCTCTAAGTAAGAACTGTGTATCATTCGAGAAGAGAAGCAACTCTTCATCAAATGGAACAGCATGATAGAGGATAGACACACTGTTATGAGATACTGCTAAATCAATAGGATCAGTGTCCTGCATGTCTACTACAGAAGCAAACCAGAAATTAAAGAAAGATGCAGACCTAGACAGAATGACATTCTCTCCAGAAATAAGCCCAAGCCTGTTTCTGTAAAAGAAAATATCATTGATAGTTGCCCCAACGAAAGAAGGTTCTGGATTAGAATCCTCATCACCTACATCTCTATCATCCCACTCCAAAGGTTTAAGGGTGAAAGACATGTCTGCATTTCTTACCAGTCCCTGAGGCATGGTAGAAGAATCAAGCGTAGTAGGTGTTTCTGGTCTTGCACATTCTGTCCAGAGCTGTGTGTCTCCGTCATATCTGACATAATAATCATCAGCTACATTCGTTGCCCCTTTTACCTGTACTGTAAATCCATCAGGAGCAGAACGTGGCAGATTGTTAAAGTTCTGTACTGCATGATAAATACCAAACATAGACATGCCATTGTACCCATCTTTAATCTTAACGGTCTTAATGGTAGTCCCTGCTTTCTTTACATATAACCAGCTATCCCCAGTTTCTACTATCCACCCATTGCTTTTTGCAGAAGTGGCAAGCTGTTCAGCAATCCAGTTTACGTCTACCTTCGTACTATCAGAAGCATTAGATCCATCCGGTGTCGTGTAAGTGGCAATCGTTACATCATTGATAATACAAGCATATGTTCTTCCATACTGCCCACTCTTAACATTAAAGAGTGCGCCCTGTGTGTCTTTCCATCTGCCAGAATCCCAGACCTTCCCTGTCATTGCTACTTTCTTTTTTGTATTAACAATAAAAGTATAGTCTGCAATGGTAATGCATTTAAGGTGCTTTCTAGGGTCTATACCACTAATGTATGGGGCAGATTTAGCATCAATAGTTACTTTGTATTCTTTGCCGTCTTCATCATAAATCTTACAGCTACCATTTCCATCAAAAATCATAATGTACTTTTCTTCTTCATCTCTCTTTACTACATGTACAAGAGGACGATAAGTAGAAGATGGAGCGACAAACAAATTCTTGATATGCACAGTCGGTGCCCTTTTTTGCAGACCACCTACTTCTGTGCTATATCCATTTATCTGTTCTTCAAGCTGTTCTGGTAAACGAAGAATAGCAGGCTGCTGACTGATACCAGACACAATGTTTTTGATTGTCTGACTGTATAAGTTTGTAGCCATTAGTTACCTCTTTCAAGAATTGTCTGCACACCAGTTACACTCAGCATATTGAAGTTATTAGAATCAAGTTCATATTCCATCAAAGCTGCCCATGCTTCCTGCTCATCTCTGAGAAGCTCTTCACCAAGGGAGCTGTCTCCTAAGTAGCGTGTCTGAAAAGTTGTAGCTGCCTTCGCTGTGATATAGCTTCGCATTGGATCTGGCATGTCTTCAAAATCCACAAGGAAAATAATTGTGCAATCAATACTATTGTTAAAAATATCTGTCTGTTCTTCCCAATCAAAAAGGTAGTCACCTTTTTTCGTGTACTTCTTATTGTCTGTGCCAACAACGTACAGGAGATTAGACAACCATCTAATTTTATGTGTCGTAGTGTCTGGGTTCAGTGTATAAGAATCAATCTTATTGAACGTCCATCCTTTACTCTGCACACGTCTATTTACGTTCCTAAGGATACGCAAGCAGTTGATGACATCTACATTTGTCGGGTTCTCAATCGTATTTACAGGTGATTCACCGATACTTGCAAGAATTTCATTGACTGCTTCCAGTTCTGTCAACGGAGTTAAAGTCATTGCTATTTATCCTTTCTAAACAAATCAAAATAAGGTATGGTGTCTCTTTAAGGACTTGAACCTTAAACCTTCTGGGCATGAACCAGGCGCTCTAACCATTGAGCTAAAGAGACATGGTGGGAAGATATGCAGTTGCGTTGAGAGGAGGGTATCATGGCGTTCATGATTTTATATGCATATCTTCCCTATAAGAAAGGAGGAATCGAGAGGTGTGAGAATTGCACTCACAACAATAGGAAACCCGTAGATCAGTCCTGCCCCATGGTAAGACCTATACCAAGTTCCCTTCCATATGTGCCTAGCCCTCTCATAAAGTGCCTGCCGTAGCAAGCACTAAATAGCCTAGTCCTCAGACATCGGCTGTTCGCTTCTTAGACTGTAGAAGAAATAGTACCCATGTAAGCAGCTTCTGGACGAAGACCACCATGTCCCATAGCATAAGACGCTACGAGCATGTCTGCCTGATATTCAGCACGCCGCGCACGTTCGATAGCAAGGTCTTTCAGTTTAACAGTACCTACTGCTGTACGATGTGCTGCAATAAAGACAGTGTTGTCTACATACTCAGCAGGGAACACATGACCAGCACCCTGAATTACACCATCATTGACTGTTGCACCACCACGAGTAAGGTGGGGTGTTTCAATGATGTCAAAGCCAGCAACACGAAGAACATTGCCTTCAGTAATTGTAGCTACTGCACCATAATCATGATTGATTGCGACCAGAGAAGCTACAAGAGCATTTACACCAGTTGGGGTCATGAATACATAACGGTCATTTGCTGGAACATAGTTTTCAGACATTTTGGTCTTAACATTGAGAAGCATTTCCACAAGTTTAAGCCCCATTTTCTGCGTAACACCAATGTCTTCTCCTGCAAGAGTACCTTTGAGGATTTCACCTTTACCAAGACCAGTAATGTTCTCTTTGTTCGCGACAACCATCTTTGCAATTTCTGCAAGTACGGCACCATCTGCTGCGTATGCAAGAGCTTCACCCATCTGACGGGAATATTCACCACGCACGTCAAAGTGAGACAGTGCTTCATCCAGATCAGAAATGAGCTGAGAAGTAGTCAGAAGACCATCAATCTGAATGATTTTCTCTTCGCCAGGAATGTTTTCACGCAGGTCATCCAGAGACTTACCAGATTTCAGATAAGCGGCTGTAGCACGACCAAATACAGGGAACTGTGCAGATTTACCGCTCGCAATGGATCGAACAATATGACGTCCATTGGTTACAGAAGCACGTTCAAATGCCGTGATGGTTTCTCCTGCAAATACTTTCAGATAGCGGGCAAGAGCATCAGTACCACCCTGATTAAGCCCTGGCTGTGCGATTGTTACGTCTGCCAAAATAAACTCTCCTTTACATATAAAAATAGAAATAAATGAATATATGAAACAACAAAAAGACACACACCTGCTTAGATGTGTGTTTGAATATATTTTTGTTTTGCGATTTACATTTTGTATTTTTACCAGCGTTTCTATAAAAATAATAAGCCAGTGTGTCTTTTCATTGTTGTCATAACAAAATTAACCAATAAAAGAGCTGTTCATGGTTTTGTCCTGTACTTCTTTAGTGTACGAAGGGTCACGAAGATACCGTGGATCAGACATCGCCTTCACCATTTCTCCTCTGTTAGCAAACCCCATGTTGCCAGCATTGTTGCCAGCGTTACTAGACCGACCAAGAATAGAACGACCAGTGTAGCCGTTAGCAGCGTACATACGAGCCTTAAAGCCATCAAGAGCCAGTCTAATGCCAGCCATATCCCCTTTTTCAATAAGAGAATTAAAGCGTTCTGCACTTCCGTCATTCTGCTTGCTAATAAAGCCAGCAATCTTTTCATACTCTTCCTGTCCCCCTGCATGCTGATAGACATCTGCTACAAACTGCTTTGCTGTTGCTTCAAGCCCAGTAATGTATGCATCAATAACAGACTTCGGATAACCTGCCTTTTCAAGCTGGTCATAGGACTTTTCAGACAACCCCCCATCTGCATAATACTCATCAGCAAGGGCATCAAAGTCAATTCCTTTTTTCCCTAATTCATCCTGTAGCGTCTGGTCTGCTTCCACTGCTTTAGACACACGAGTTTCAATAGGCTCTTCTTCACTCTGGGGCTTGTCTTCATTATCTTTGGTTTCTGCCTGCTCTTCTGTTTTCGGTACAGCTTCTTCTGTCTTTTCAGTTTCCTGTGCTTCTTCAGACGGGTCTTTCGTCTCAATCTTTTCTGTACTTGTCGATCTGATTTCAACGTCTCTTCCCTGTAAAGCATCTTCTGCACCACCTGTCACTGCCCCTTCTGGATATAAAGATTCAGTATTTTCTTCCAATTTACTACATACCTCCCATCTGATTATTCATCCCATCCATAGCTCCCTTTGCTAACTGCGGAGCTGCTTTCTCTGCCATATTAGACATCATGGATTGCTGCTGCTCTTGCTGTAGCTGTTCATCAGTCTTTATGAGTTCTTCTGTATCAATACCTAATGCTGTTGCTTCCATAATCATGATCTTCTGCCAATTCAGATATGTTTGTGCTGCGGGATTCATTTGCTGCAATTCCAAGAACTGTGATAATTTATTAAGATCATGTCCTCGCCCGATTGCTTCTACACCTGTGATGACTTCCATGTCCACTAAGTCTGGTGGAAGGTCTGGAATCTGCCCACCTGAAGAGAGCTGTGCTACCAGTCGGCGTGCTAATGGTAACTGAAGTTCCTGAGACAACAAAGAGTAAATTCCACCCAGTGTGTCTTCCAGCTCCCCAGCCACATATCTAATCTCTTCTGCGGTTACACGTTCTCCATTTCTCTGCACTGCACTATTCAGCAAAAAGGCAAAAGACAACCTAGATTCAATATTCGCTGCGGTCTGCTGTGCTACATTCAGATCATTATATTTATCCAACTGTAACACCGTAATGTCTTCAGCTCTGCCTGGAATAAAAGCTCCTGTTTCTGCTTTAGACAATCTATTCACTCTTGTAATGCCATTCGGATTCACAAGGAAATAAACAGACGCACAAATAGAACTAAGCTCTACAATAGCTTTACTGAGATTTTCAAGAGAACGAATATCCCCCAGATATTCCTCTACAAAAGAACGTCCGTAAGATTCACCATCCATCTTTACCATGCGAAGCGGAATCCATGGTGCACTATCAGCAGGAAATGCCTGTGCTGTCCCATCAATCACTTCACCATTGACTTCCTGATAAGAGATATACTGTTCATTCTGTAACTGAATATCTGTATAAATCTCTACCTCATCAGACGGCTTATGCTCTTCCGTGTTGTCTCCTGTCTTAGAAATCATGTTCTGTACATCTTCTGGAAGAGACGCCCATGCTACTTTGTCTAAGGTAATCAGTCTGTACCATGTCCCCAGTGCATCACGTACAACGACATAATCATTGAGACGATACATTTTGATACCGCCTTCCTGAGGTGGTAAATAAAGACAGGCATTTCCTGCGACAATCAGCATTTTCAGAGCTTCTGTAATGGTCACTCTGATCTGGTGTGTCTCTACATATTTCATGCAAATATTTTCAATTCGCATGAGCTGCTGCTGAACTTCCGTTACCATGTTGTCCCCAGACTGCTCCAGTTCCTGCTTTGTGTCCTGTGAAGGATTCAAAGTAAAGAAAGGACTATTCGGGGGCATAAGAGCTAAGGCAAGTTTAGATGTCAGATTATTAACTGCTCTTGCACCAAAGCTCTGATATGGTGTACTGAAAGTAGTAGAAGCATTAGAACCATTCTGAGGGAACAGAGAAGGAATTGTGTATTTAGCGCAATCTTCCGCACGAGTGATATACATGTTTCTATCATTAGACAGACGTTCATATGCACTCTTCGCTGTTTCTTCACGGTTCTTGATAATATCATTCATGCTGTTCTGCTGTGCCATGTTTGTCTCCTATCATTAGAGATTAAGACCAGTACCTGTCGTACCCCCAGAACCAGCTGAACCACCACTATCAATCATTAAGGCTCGCTTCCCTTTATTTGTTCGCTTTCGCTTATTAGACACCAGATCAGATTCTTGCTGCCCCTGCGTAGGTTCTGGTGCAGCTACAGCAGGGGCGGAAATCTGCGGTGAAGCAACTTCCTGTGTACCATAACTACCACCAAAAAGTCCCCCTATGAGCTTAATAGCAGGCTGTGCTACTGCCCCTACTAATTTGCTTACTGCATGTCCTACTGCCTTAAATGGTTTTGTAATTGCGTGTGTAACTTTATGCCACCATCCCATATTTCTCATTCTCCTTTAATTTACAAATTGTAATTTACACCTGTATCATTAGTTGCCTTATTCAGTGTGTCTTTCTTAACAGTAAGAGCTGCCACACCTTTCTTTTTGCTTGCTACTTCCCAATTCTTTGTTCCACCATAGACAGCATTTTCTGGATTCTGTGCAGTGTTGTTTGTCTGCTGTAGCTGTGCTGGTGTCATGCTAGGAATAGTAATCTTAGGCATCTTATTCCATAAACACATATCATTTACCTGCATTCATTCTCTGGCATGCTAAAAGAGAATCAATCACATCCTGTACACCCTTGATGTACCCAAGACGCATTGATTCACTTCCAACATCTTTAGCCAGTAAATAGGAAATATCAAAATTCTTACGAAGATACTCCATAACTTCTGCTGAAATATATGGACGTTTCATCTCTGCACGTAAAGAATCAGAATCATCCTGTACTTTAATCAAGGACTACACCTCTCTTTCTTGCATGGTATTTGAATAAGATTAGGAAACCATGGGATAATCTCTCCTGTCTTGCTATCGTAGTTTTCATCTCTAAGAATCCGTGCTACCTGTGCCTGTGACAATGCATAGGATTCAGACAACCCCTTTTTCTTAAATGCTTCAACTACCGTTTCCCAAGACACACCCTTATCTGCAAAGAGTTTCTGGGCAGTCTTTGCCCCAATGCCAGGACATCCAGTGTAATTGTCTGCTGTGTCTCCCATGAGTGTCTGCATAAGATGAAAGTAATCAGCTTCCCCTTCATCAATGACATACAACTCACGTTTCATGAAATTATAAAAGACACTCGGAATACACTTGAAATCTTTATCCGCAGATATAATGACAGTGTGTCCCTTATGTCTTGTCGCTAAGATACCACAAAGATCATCGGCTTCTAGCTTTGGTCTTGTGATACTTTCATAATTTCTTTTACACCAATCCACAATGGCATGATAACAAACAGGCTTTCTCTTCCCTACTCTGTTTTGCTTATAAAGTGGATAGATCTTCTTTCTGAAATTATCTTCTCCACTGAAACAAAGTATGATTTTATACTCACCTTCATAATTGAGTTTATCTAACACCGCAGCAGTGATTTCTGCAATACGAGCGTCCACTTCACCTTTAGCATCAGCAGCATCTGCCCATAATGTCCAGACATCCCCATACCAGTTGACTTCATGCTCTACTACGGCACATGCCTGAAAGCAAATCATGTCTCCATCAAACACGAGCATCAGTGGGGATTTCACAAGATCCTGCTTTTGCACATTTAGCCTCCAGACCTTCAGCAATTCCATACTTCTTTTTCACTTCATCTACTTCCAGTTCCGCTTCTCTAACGTGTCTATATGCAAATACAAGCGCACATACAGCGTCATTAAAATCCTTTACTTCCTGCATAGTTGCAAGCTGACCATAGCAGTCAGAAACATAAAATTCAATAGAATCAAGTGCTGCATAGATGCTCTTTCTTACAGCTGCATTATCAATTTTTTCAAGAGATGTCTTTTCCTGTTCCATTTATTTCTTCTCCTCTTTTGGAAGGTAATGTTTCACTACTTCAATATTGGCTTTTGCTGCATGAATAATAGAAGCATTAGCGTTAAACACTTCATTCAGAATTGTACGAAGTCTAGCAACAATAAAGTTATTTTCATCTGTCGTGTCACACTGGCTTGCGAGATCTTTCACTAACGCAGTATATTTCAGAAGGCGAACACTCATGTCTTCTGCTTTACGATGCGCTTCATCTTCTTCATCCAACTTGTCATTATAGAAAGCAATAATGTCTTTCTGACGCTTATCCATATATGCGACAAGCTCCTTCTCTCCCTTAATAGCTGCTTCCCCTGCTTTATGAAATTCATCATAGTCAACAGGAATATTGTACGTTTTATCAATATTCAGTTTAGAAGCTGGGTGTCTTGCATACCAAGTAAGATTATCTCTAGCCATTTCCAGAGGAGACAGTGTTGCCATATCTACTTCCTCATCCATATCTGGAGACACAACTCTTGCTCTTTCAAGAAATGGATCAATAGATGCAATTCGTACAAAATCAAGAGCGCCATTTGCTTTTCTGACACTGACTGCCTGATCCAGACAAAACATAACTCCATCTTCCATCATGTGACATACACATTCTTTAGACATAATTTGTACTTCCTTTCTTATAAACAAAGAGAAATAAAAGTGTTCTCTTCCCCTTCTACGTGCCACAATTAGAAATCAGTGACAATCGTACCAATTTTTGCCAATAATACCTTCTGTATCTAACTGCACTCTAAAGTTGTAATGTGCCTGTGTGTCTCGCATTGCAGCCTGTGCTTCTTCAACAACAATCTTTGCAACATCAAGATCTCTGCATGCTATCTGCTGTTCATCATGCACCCATGCCATCAATGCAAAATCTCCATCCCATCCATGCTTTAATCCTCTAGCAAGCAGTCGCTCTTCTGTCCGTACAATCCAGTACTTACAGACAAGCGCACCTGCACTCTGCAACAAAAGATTCAAAGCAGAATGAATAGAACGTACATGCAGCTTTCTTCCATCCAAGCCTTTGAGCCAGTGTCTTTTCCACTTCAAAATGCCCCCACGGAAATCTGTTTCCACAAGAGCATCTTTTACAGCCTTACGTAAAGAACGAATAGCAGGTACTTTCTTCAAGAATCTAGCCTTTACTGCTTTCCCTGCTTTTTCATCTCCACCAATAAGACCACCCATCTTTTTATCCCCTGCACCATAGAGAAAGGCATAGATAAATCGCTTCGCTTCATCACGAGTAGCAAGACCTGCTGCCTTCTGGTTCAGTGTATGAATATCACCATTTACAACAACATCTGCGTATTCTCCCCCATCATAAGGTGCAAGGAAATGTGCAAGACAACGAAGTTCAAGACCACAAGCATCTATCCCTGCCTGATACCACCCTTCTGGAACGCCAAACAAACTTCTACATTCTTTCCCATAAGGACTAGCATTGTGAGGAACTTGTGTGACATTAGGATTTGCGTGTGTCGCTCTTCCACTAACTGCACCACAAGGATTCACTCTACCATGCATACAGCCATCCTTCTTCACCAGTTTAAGCCATGCCTGTGCCCCATCTGAAAGCTGTCCAAGTCTCTTCACAATCATCAAGTATTCTTCAATAATCGGAGACAAGGTTCTTACTTCCTCTGG